AGTCTTTTATAGTGGACGAAATGAAGCCAACGCCTAAAGGGTTTTCTGAACTTCCAGAAGGTAGCTGGTTCGGTTCGTTCAGGGTAGAGAATGATGACGTTTGGCAGCAAGTAAAGGACGGAGACTTTAAGGGTTTTTCCGTAGAAGGGCTATTTAGCGAAGACAGGGAACTTACAGTAGACCGCCAGATAATAGAAGAGATTAGCGCAAGCCTAGCGGGCTAAGTGGCACAGTTGAGGTCTAAGGCTATTTAAGGCTAAAGACTTCACCTATGAATATTTCCGAATTGGTGGCGGGTAAGCTGCCAGAGATTAAGAAACTACTTTTTAACGAAGAACCAGTAGCTGAAGCGTTTGAGGACGCAAAGCTAGTAGACGGCACTATTGTACGCTATGAAGTACTAGAGGTAGGCGCTAACCTTTCCGTTATCGGAGAAGATGGCGAAGTAGTGGAAGCACCAGACGGCACCCACGAACTAGAAAGCGGTGTAATTGTAAGAACAGAAGGCGGTGTAATCGTAGAGGTTATGGAACCTGAAGCAGCACCAGAAGAGGTAGAAGAAGAGGCGAAGGAAGAGAAGGAAGAAGAAATGGCAGCCGAAGAAACTACTGAAGAGGTGCCAGCCTTTGACGCTGACAAATTCAAAGAAGACATTTTGGGCGCTGTATCAAACTTGGTTAAATCTGAGATTGACGCGGCAGCTTTCGCGTCTGCTAAGAAGGTAGACGAAGTTACAGAGGCGGTAAGCCTTGTTACTGACATTGTAGAGAAGATGGCAGCGACACCAAAAGAAACCCCTACTAAGAAGGTAGCTAACCCATTCTCTAAGGGGACTTCTGGCGAAGACCTAGTAGAGAAGATGAGAAAAGCACTTAATAAATAACACACACTTAAAAACACTTAAAAAATGGCTTTTGATACTTCAGGCTTATCAGCCTACGTTGAAGAACAAAATTTCCCATTGCTAACTAAAGCCCTAGCGGGCGGACGTACTGCGGCAATGATGACCAAGCAGGTAGGCGTAAAAGGCACTACTGCGGTAAACCTAATGGACGTAGATGTTAACATGGTAGCAGATGGCGCTACTTGTGAGTTCGCTGGTTCAGGGGACGTTACTTTTACTCAAAGAAATATTGAGGCAAAGCACGTTAAGATTAATATGGAGTTCTGCCCTAAGAAGCTAGAAGGATTCTACCTACGCAGCCAGCTTGCTCCGGGTGCTATCCAAGATTCTATGCCTTTCGAGGAGCAATTTTCTAACTACTTGGTAGAAAAGATTCAGGACGAAATTGAGAAGATTATCTGGCAGGGTAACGCTTCTTCTGGTGCTGGTAACCTTGAGATGTTTGATGGGCTATTGATTCCAGCGGCTACATTGGCTACTGACTGCAATACTGCTGCATACGGAACGGCTTTAACTTCTTTGACTATGGCGGATATGGTAGAGGCTGTGCAAAGAGTTTACGCTCTTACGCCTTCTGCTGCTGTGGCTCAGAATGACTTTAAGATTTTCTGCGGTCTGGACAAATTCAGACTATTTGCTTCTGCAATTATGAACGGAGGCGGCAATGTTGCTAACGGTGGCGGTGGTCAGCTTAACAGCTACCAGTCAGACTTCGACCCGCTAAGAATGATTTTTCCGGGTACTAATATTGAGGTAGTAGGAGTTAACGGGCTAACAGGCCTTAACGGTGTTTATGGCGCTAGCCTTTCTAACCTTGTTTTGGGACTTGACCTAGACACAGATACCTCAGAAGCAGGGCTTGAAATTTGGTACAGCAAAGATAATCGTACTATCCGAGTTGCCTGTGAGTTCACAATGGGAACACAAATCGCCTACCCTGACCAGATGGGTAAGGTAGCTATCTAAGAAACCTATTTACGGGAGGGGCTTCGGCCCTTCCCTTAACCACCTAAAACACAAATAACAATGAGTTGTGCACTCACCCAAGGCCATGTCCTAGACTGTAAATCAGCGATAGGTGGAATTAAGTCGATTAGACTGGCGACCCTTTCAGACTACGAAGGACTAGCGGCTACTGTTTCTGCTGGAGACATTACCGCCTTTGGTTCTGCTTCTACTGTATTCTATAAGTACGAGCAGCTAAAGGAAACTTCCAGCATTACGGAGACGATTAACAGCAACGTTCAGAACGGTTCTGTCTATTACACACCGGAAGTAACTATGGTTATTTCTAAGCTGGCTACGTCCATGCGGAATGAAGTAAGACTACTTGCCCAGAACAGACTTGTAGCTATCGTAGAAACCAATGACGAAGAGGCTAACTTTTTCGTAGCTGGTGTTACTACCGGGCTAGAAGTTTCTGCGGGTACTGCCGCTTCTGGAACTGCTTACGCGGACCTTCAGGGCTACACTATTACCATTTCAGGAATGGAGGCTGCACCAATGTTGAAGCTAACGCCTTCTTCTGGAACTACTGCCGATATGTTGGCTAGTATCACTAACTAAGATTCTTTCTTTTTCACGTTGTAAAGAGGGTGGCTTTCGGGCTGCCCTTTTTTTTACCCATAAGTAAAATAAACCAGAAAAGCAAACGACCCGCTACAACCCCCGCCATCACTGGATTTTTTACTTTCTCAAAGTTTTGGTGTAGTTATACTAGCGAAACGCTAAACATCGTTAGAACGCCTTAAAATGCCGCCAAAACAAAAATTGACATTTGCAAATAATTTAGAAGAAATTATGCGCTTGTATGTTTTTGAGGTAGCACTTTGGCACAAATTCAGGCTTTTGCTATTTAGTAAAAAAGACACCTAATGGCTTCGACAGTAACAGCGGCAGACGCTACTATAACCGTTTCAGAATCTATAAATTTAGGGGGCGTGGACCGTTCAGGGACACACACCAGAACTATCACTTCAGTAGCAGAAGTAGACCGTAGGGTTATGACGGTTTCTAGTTCTGACGAAATGGACCTAATAGAACTGAACACCAATAACGGGCAGGGCAAGTTCGTTAGGGCTAGCATTCGCTACATAAGAATTACGAACCTAGATAACACTAACTTTATCCGGGTGCGGTTTAAGAACGCTGGAGCAGAAACAGCAGACGTTAAGGTAGACGCAGGCGCTACGTTTATGCTATCTACTGGACAGATGGACGCTGACACAAGCGCTGGGGCGTTTAGCGCTTTCGTGGATATTGACGAAATAAGCGCCCAAGCAGACACAGCAGACTGTGATATAGAATACTGCGTTCTTTCGGTTTGATAAACCTAACAAGAAATAGCGCTAACACCGTAGTAGTAACCCTCACAGAAAAGGGGACTGCTACTTACTACCTGTTCGAGTTTAAGAGCGACACGACAGAGGCGGTAGCTTACGCTATTGCACAGGACGCCAGCAGCTACCCGAACAGGTTTAACCAGTTCACTATTACAGAGGTAGGAAGCGGAACGGCTAACCCTGAGGACGGAGAAGTAAAAATGGGTAACGATGGACAATGGCGCTACTACATTTACGCTAACAGTTCTGCACGTAACGTAGACCCAACAGGGCTAACGATGCTAGAGCAGGGAATAGTTAAACTAACAGGCGATACAACACCAGTAACTACCTATTCAGGTGGAAACAGTACATACGTTGTTTATGGAGAATAGACTAAGCATAGTAAACTTTGGCGCCCAGAAAGTCCCAGACTTCAAAGAAGTACGGGGTAAGGATTATATCCTGTTCGGGACTGAAGGCGAATGGAAGAACCGCTACCCGGAGTACCTACTAAACCTGTACCGAAGAAGCGCCAAACATCACGCTATTATCAATAGCAAAAAAGACTACGTAGCCGGGCAAGGCTGGGCAGTAGATAGTGAAGGGCTTAACACCTTCCAGACGGCAAAGCTAGAGCAGTTTGTAAAGCACCCTAACCAGTACGAAAGTCTTAACGACATTCTGGAAAAGGTGGCGCTAGACTACGAACTTTACAATGGGTTCGCCTTAGAAATCGTCTACGACCAGCTTAATGAAAAGATAGCCGCTATTTATCACGCTGACTTCGCTAGGTATAGAAGCAACGAAGACGGCACCTGTTACTACTACTCAGAAGACTGGTCTAAGCACAAGCCAGAAGTAGAGAAGATAGACGCTTTTAACTGGAAAGAACCAAGCGGCAAGCAACTACTGTACGTCAAGGGTTATAGCCCAGACTGCAAGTACTACCCTTTACCTACTTATCTAGGTTCTACGGGTTATATCGAACTTGATGTAGAAATACAGAACTTCCATATTTCAGCGGTCCGTCAGAACTTTGTTGGGTCTACTATTTTGTCCTTCTTTAATGGCGAACCAACGCCCGAAGAGCAGGAAGAAATAGAGCGACAGATTAAGCAGAAGTTTACCGGGACAGATAACGCTGGGTCTATTGTCCTAAACTTTGCGGACAGCAGGGACAGGGGCGTAGAAATTCAGCAGCTAAACGGTAACGACTACGATAAGCGCTTTGATATTCTTAACCGCACGGTCCAGCGCGAAATATACGCAGGACACCAAGTTACCGACCCTGCACTTTTCGGAATTAAAGAGGACGGAATATTTACCAGCCGAAACCAGCTAGTAGATAGCTTTGAGTTATTCCAAAACACCTACGTTAACAACCGTCAGCAGTTTATTGAAAGGGTGTTTAACGAACTAGCAAGCCTTCAGGGGTTTGAGGGGCGCCTAGTAATTAAGGACACCGAACCTATATCTATTCAGTTCTCAGAGTCTACCGTTATTTCAGTAATGACGCCAGACGAGATAAGGGAGAAGATAGGGTTAGAGGTAGTTAAGAAAGAAGAGGTAGGAACAGACAGTAAGACGAAGGACGCACAGGCAGCGCTTAAAGGCTCAGTAGGTGGTGTTAGCGGAATCATTACACTACTTCAGAACGTTAAGCAGGGTATGGTAGAAGAGGCGTCTGCCATCTCTGTACTTACGGAACTATACGGCTTTACGCCTGAAATGGCTAGGGCTACGGTAACGGGTGAAACAATACCAACAGAAGTAGCTGAAGAACTACGGGCGACTTGTTGCAGCACCGACAAGGACGACATTTACTTAGAACACCTTTTAGCGGTAGGTGAAGAAGCCTTTAAGATAGAAGGGAAGTCTAAGCGCTTTGATTTTGAAGCAGACTACGAGACTGCAAAGTTCAAAGAAGAACTAGCCCGGAAGTATTGGTTTGTAGACATTGACCCAATCGACACCGCTATTCTGGAAATATTGGTACAGGAACCGTCTACACCTTTCGTAGCTATTGGCGAAAGCCTTAGAATTAGCCTAGAGCGCTTAATGGAAGGACTGCAAAGGCTGAACGAATCTAACGCCATCAATATTCTAATAGAGAAGGTAGTAGACGACACGCAGCGGGTAGTAGAAGTAACTAAGAAGGGGAAGGACTTAATTAAGGAAATACCGCCAGTAGAAGAGGTGTTTAAGATTCGCTACATTTATGCAAAGCGCCCGGAGGCTAAAGGTCCGTCTATTCTACCTGACGAAAGAACAAGGCCGTTCTGTGAAGAACTGGTAAGGGCGTCTGCGGGGGTAGAAGGTCTAGACCAGAAAGACGCAGAAAGCGACAGTAACGTAGGAACTAAAGCTAAACTAGGACCAGAGGGCGGAAGCACTACTTGGAGTTTGAAAGAAATCATGGCAATGGACCTAGAGCAGGGTATAAACGTATGGCAAAGAGGCGG